TTAGATACTAACTCATTGATGTATCTCATCATATCAGTTTCACTATGATAACGATTGAAAACATCTTGTCTTAACCAAGGTTGGATTCTCTCTGGAATATTTTTCCATTTGTATGTTCCAACTGCATCAACAATATGATCTATAGTATCACTTTGATTTACTAAATCTTGTTGTGAATTTAATAATTCTTTAATTTCATCAAGGGTTGTAAGTTCATCTAAAGTAATGATAGTGTGGTCATCTTCATAACGAACATTGTATCCTTCAACAGCAAGAAAACTTTTAAATCGAACCGTATCAAAACCCTCTGTATCATCTACATCAATACCCAACCAAAATAAACCTTTTTTTAGAATTTCACGATAAGTTAAAATACGAGTTGCAATTTTCTTGAGTCCTTCTGCACCATGATATGCTGCGTAGAATCCTGCCATATTTGCAAGTAATGCTTGAGCAGTACAAATATTAGATGTTGCTTTATCTCTTCTGATATGTTGTTCCCTAGTTTGTAATGCAAGTCTTAGTGCTTTGTTACCTTTTGCATCTATAGACTGTCCTACAATTCTACCAGGTATTTTTCTTTTATACTTATCTGTGATTGCGAAGAACGCTGCATGTGGTCCACCAAATCCCATCGGTACACCAAATCTTTGCATACTACCTACTGCAATATCAAATCCCATATCCCCTACAGGTTGCATAAGAACCTGTGCAAGTGGGTCAACAATCGCAATCTTCATACACTTACAAGCTTCTGCAAGTCTTAATACTCCATCACGATGTTTTAAAGTGCCATGATTATTTGGTAGTTGTACAATAAGACCAAATGCATCAGCAAAGAAAGAAATTGGTATTGCAGCATCTAAATCAATTTTTACAATATCAATACCAAGTGGTCTTGCTCTAGTTTGTAATACTTCAAGTGTTTGTGGAAATATTTTATCGTCAACTATGAATTGTTTTTTCTTACCTTGATTATACGCAAGTATCATTGCCTCTGCTGCTGCAGTTCCTTCATCTAATAAAGATGCATTTGCAACTGGTAATCCAGTGAGTTCCGTAATCAGTGTTTGATAATTAAATAGTGCTTCTAATCTACCTTGTGATATCTCTGCCTGATATGGTGTATATGATGTATACCAAGCTGGATTTTCAAATACATTTCTCAGTATTACTGGAGGTGTAATTGTTCCATAATATCCTTGTCCAATAAGACTTCTTTTAACAATATTATGTGAAGCAATATCTTTTAATTCTGAAAGTGCTTCTTGTTCGCTACAACCTTCTGGTAAGTTACTATCACCACGAAGTAGTATAGAATCTGGAACAATTTCTCTTACTAATTCATCAATGGTAGATAGACCCAAATCAGCAAGCATTTTGCGTTGCTCTGATTCTGAAGGTCCGATATGACGTTTAATAAATTCTGACATACTATCCGCTTACTTGTTCGTCATCCATAGTTTTGTTTCGGATGATGATTGTATTGTTTTCATAGTCAGGATAAAACTCCAGAATGTCATCATTATCCCAACACATCTCCTCATAAAGCATATTAAGTTTCTTCATGTCCTGATACATATCTGATGGTCTATCGTCCATTAAAAAACTCCTGTATTGTAATTGAAGAGAAGTAATTCTTTTCTTGTTTTTTGATTTCTCATATACTCTCCCACTGAACGCATAGTATATGTTAAATCAAATTCAGCACAATTCCAATCCTTAAATCTATCTTTAACTAATTGGTCTGAATTGTAACTTATAAGCATCTCTGATTTATATATTTCACAATTTTTTGCAAAATCATCGTGGTCAAATTTTTTGTGCATAGAACCCTTTCTTCCATACAAATTATCCTTGATATCATATGGTGGGTCAAGATATACAAAAGTTTTTTCTTTATCTCCTAACAAATGATGATAGTCAACATTAGTGATGTACCAATCCTTAATTAACTCACTATAAACTGGTAACTTATCAATACCTCTCATTGAAAAGTTTGCATCGCTAGCTTGTTCTGAAAATGATGATGATTCAGTAAGACCACTAAAAGAACATTTGTTTATGATATAAAAACAAACTGCACGGTCTTTATCTGTAACATCTAGGTCATATAATTTTTCTTTTGCATCTTCAAACAATCCTCTTGCTGAACCACGATCAGGAAATCTTGATTTTAGTTGTTGAAGTTCTGTGTGAACATAATCACCATTAACCTGTAACTGTAACCAGAAATTATATAATGGTTCATACAAATCATTAACAACTATTTTTAGTTTTGGATACTTTTTAGTAATATGCAGTGCAACACTACCACCACCTAAAAATGGTTCGTAGTATACATCATAATCTCTAAGGTCTGGAAAGAAAGGTTCCATTTTTTTGCAAGCACGAGACTTGCCACCAGGATATCTTAGAGGTGTTTTATAAGATTTAATAGATAATGGCACTTCTAATCTATTGATTCCCAAATAATATAATCTTCTGGGTCTATCATTGGCATATAAGGTGACTTACCTATGCTTCTTCTGTTCAATTCATCCCATTCCATTTTAATTGTAAGAACTTCAGTAAGGTCTTTGACTTCTTGAGACATTGAGCGATATCCTGCACCAACATAAATTTGACCTGCCATTACAGCAAGAGTGCAAGCACCCCAAAAAATATAATACTTACCAGATTTAATCTGATGTTTAATTTTAGACAATGGTTTTTTCATAATAGTTTTATTATAGCAAGGTTTAGGTGTAAAGTCAATCTTGTGGATTATAAACAATGTTTCCAACAATCATACATCTTCCATCACATTGATTAGGAAGTGTATTATGATTCTTTGATGAGTTAAAGAATACAACTCTGCCTGGTACAGGTTTTATTTCTTCATCTTCTAATATGAAAGGAGAAGAACCCTCTGGTGCAGAGACACAATAATTAAAAGATAAAGCATATGGATAATGATTATGTTTTGATACATACTCTCCTTTATTATAATGTATTCCCCAACATTGATGAATTTTAAAACCTTTTTTATCAAAGATAGCAGCACCATAATCTTTACTACTTTGTCCTCCACTAATCTGGAAAGCTGCCTCTTCAATACAAGCACTAATCCAATACAATAATATATCAATATCTTTTATACCTTTTCTATGAAGTGTCCAATCGGTTTTGCGTCCACCTCCCATTACACTCTCTTCTACATTAAAATTATTACAAACTGTATTATATAAAAATGGATTTATTTGTTCACCTTGCCAGTAATCTTCGGTATAGAAATTCATCATTCAAAAGGTAAATGTGGTCTATTAAATTTTATTCTAAACTTTCTTAAAAATCTATCCAGTGCAAATTCTCCTCCACCATAACAGAGAATACAGAATGCTCCACCAAAGTATAAGATTAGAAGTTCTAGTAAGTAAATATTGAAACCTGATGTAGCAAGTGCATGATATATTGCCACTGTGATTGTTCCTACAATTGATAATGCACCTAATCTTGTGAGTAATCCAACAATTAATAACCAACTACCATATATTTCAGAATAGGCAGCGATGTAAGATAAGAATATTGGAAAGGGTAATCCAAGAGGTCTTACAAAAGCATCTGCAAAATTTTCGATATCTGCTGTTTTTTCATATCCGTGATGTATCAACATAGTTCCTATTGATAATCTTAAAACTAATAAACCAAAAGATTTAATCATTTAAATTCACACTCCACCATAATTTCTGTTAACGCTGCCAAAAGATTAATTTCTTGATCTGCGACGAACGCAATTTGATACTGATATTTTGCAATAATAAGGACAGCAGCAGGTATACTGCGATGCTCCAAGGAATCATATAGGCTATCGTAAATACGACGCAATAACATAGAAGTGTCATTGTCCAAGTTGGCAACAACCCATTTACGAACTTCCGAAAAGTTTTTTTCTTTGAGATTTTTAATGAGATCATTTACTGCAACATCAGAGAATACTGCTAATATACCACTATCTATTTTCCCACTAACTGAATATCTTTGACACTCATTTAAGACTCTTCTCCAATCAGGAAAATGCTGATTTATTAATTGTGCTACAACTTTCTTATCTGTATCAATCTTTTCTTGTTCTAGAATATTAGTTAATCTTGAAAAGAATTGAGTTGCTATTGTTGGTTTGTCTTTTTTATTAATCGAGAAATCAACAACAGTACACCTACTATGTAAAGGGTCGATAATTTTGTTTTTGTAGTTACACGTAAAGATAAACCTGCAGTTTTTGGAGAACTCCTCAATAGACGCTCTGAGAAGGAGCTGTACATCGGAAGTGGTATTGTCTGCTTC